CAAACCGTCTACCTGTCAGAGCAGCTTTCATTGAATTGCCACCTGTCATAGTCAAATCGTACTCTATTGGTATTTCATCAAAGATCATAGCCACATCTGAATACTGAGCCTGATGTCTATAGATAGCTTCTCTAGTTTCTGGAGTATTTTTTGTTGGTGTTCTAGCCAACTGTAATCCACCACTATCAGCGAATATTCTATGCCATGAATGATTCATTGTTTCATTCATGGTTACACCATGTTTTCTTTCAGTCAAAGCATTAAATAAGATAGACATATTTTGATTGTCATACTTATTATTCATATCTTGAATCTTTTGATTCATGTGGTGAATATATGGAGCGGCTACTTTGGGATTATAATAGAGATCATCTATTCCCATAGTCAGGCCTGATATTACATATTCAAAATTCATTAGCTTCTCGCCAGTTGCATGAACTCGTTTCTAAGTCTCGGATCCTCAAAGAACGCTCCACCTAATTTAGATGTGGTCATTCCAGAATTCTGATCTCCAATCCCTCTCGACTTGACACATAAATGTTCAGCTGATATTAATACAGCTATATCTGATGTGCCTAACACATACTCTAGAGCTCTAAATATTTGTTCGTTCAATCTCTCTTGAACTTGTGGTCTTCGTGCGAAGAAATTAACAACTCTGTTTAACTTCGAAAGACCGATCACTTTCCCATTCGGAATATAAGCTACTTGAGCCATTCCATTAAAATTCACAAAATGATGCTCACATAATGAATGAAAAGTAATATCTTTCTGTATCACCATTGAGTCATATTTCATTTTATTTTCAAAGACTGATATCTTTGGAAATCTGTTATACGATAAGCCATAACATAATTCTTTAACTAACATCTTTGCTACTCTATCAGCTGTACCACCGATTGAATCGTCTTTACGATCTAATCCTAATACATCAATAACAGTTTCCATGTTGTCTCTAATTAAATCAATCTTCTCTGTCTCGACTAATCTACTTTCTACTATAGGAGTTTCGACTCCTTTCTGTATTAAGTATTCTTGAACCTCGCGTCCAAGTTTTTTATCTGTTTTCATAATTTATATTTATCCAATTCAAAATACTTTGGACTTTTATCCAAAGCTTGTACTATATCTGAGTCTTCTCGGCCTCTATAACCTCCGTTATGTATAGCTAATAAGACTTCATCTAACCATGGAGAATCCCACGGATTTTCTGTCCAATACCCTTTAGTATTGAGACCATTGTTTTCCATTGAAACCCATTTTCTAAAACAAGCTTTACATTGTCCACAATGTTGTTCGGTACCCTCATAACAAGAATACGAATTATATAAGTATATAGGATTACCTTTTCGATCAAGATATTCCTCTACTAAATCAGTTTTAGTTCTATCCTTAAACGGAGAACTAATACTAAATCTTCTTTCTTCTGTCCAGTGCTGATCTTGCCACATATGGTTCAATACTGTTTCCATATGTCTATAGAACATTTCATCTTTATCAAACGATCTATCACCATGAACTGAACCCAACCATATTTTCTCACCGAAATGAGAAGCTAGTAATACAAGATGCGCGTTTCTATTCGGAATGATTGCATCATCACGCTCGAATATACCTAAGTCTATCACATCATCTAGATTAATTAATTTTTCTGAATCGATTCCTATTGAATCAAAAGTGGCTCTTTCAGTTTTATCATAATTAGAATTCATACTAATGTTTAATAGTATATCAGGTTTCATTATGTAATTAATTATAAGACTGTCTTGTCCACCACTAAAGAGTAATACAGATTTATCTCTGACTTTCTCTCTACCTCTTGTAATCATATTCGTCATTTTATGTTCCTATTTGATTCCCGAAAATATAACAATGAACTCTAGCGGCTACATTGTATCCTCGTTCCATTGTTTCTATTGTTATTTCTTTGGCCAATTCATCTTGTGATTCTTCTGTAGCTCCCACAGGCATAATCCATATCGGATATAATACACCAGCATCTCTAAACTTAATGATTGATTCTTCTATCTCATTCCAAGAAGCGTCACTACCATTACAGACAAACTTTAATTGTCCCATTGGATCCTTAGACCCTTGATACTGATTAAACTTGCCACAAGCGTCTTGATATCCTTTTACTATCTCAGGTTTAACAGCATCTTTCTCACCACTCGTATTAAACATCTTTGGACTAACTGAGAAAAAGTATTCTGTTTCTTGGGTACAACTATCTGCCATAATAAGATTCCACATATCTTTTTCAATTGGTCTTGTCCCATTTGTTTCAAAAGTAATGTTTGTAATCACATTATTATATTTAGGTCCATAATAATTCCATTCATTACTACTTCTGTATAAAGATTTAATCTCACCTATTATCTTTACGATATTCTTCTGAGCGGCTTTCATCATCGGCTCACCACCTGTAAAAGCTATATGTGTTCTATTGTCATACATCATATCATATAATTCTTTAGCTACTTCTTCTGGAGTTCCTCTCTTTTGAAGTTTAGCATATTTCTTACTCCAAGAATAAGATGAATCACAACCATACTTCCATACAGGTAAATCTTCAACTCTCTTTACATCAATTAAATCATGTTCTAAATAAGGAAGTTTATATGTTGAAGGATCAGTCGGATCATCTTGGCCAAAGCCTTGACATTCAAGATTACAACCAAACATTCTCAACCATACAGTTGGAACACCTGTGTAATGTCCTTCTCCTTGAATACTTTTAAAAATTTCCGAATACAACATTAGATTACTGTATCTCCATTACGGATTTCTCTATTTAATTCAACCATTGTTTCAAAATCAATTCTATCTTCATTTTCTTGTGGATAATATATAGCGCTATTCTTTTCTGCTTCTATATGATGGCTCTCTAAAACCCAACATCTACCTTTATATTTTTCTTGAAGAATTGAGTCAACATATTCTCCACTCCATTCAGCTAATCCTTCACTACTAATTGTAGGAAATGTTTGTAATTTACAATGTCCTTCAGCTTCTAGTTGTTCCATAATAGGAATTATGGGATCATCTGATTGAAGAATAACTGTATGATCAAACCATTCTTCTAATTGTCGTTTAACATCTTTTAGACCACCAAAGTCTACTACGAAACCTTGTTTGTCTAAATTCTTACATCCAAATACAAATTTAAATGATCTATCATATCCATGTAATAGATAACAATCTGTATCAGATTTCCAATTTCGATAAGCACACGGTCCTATCTCTTTATAATATTTTGTTGAAATATGCATTAGTTTATTTTACACTCCATCATTAGTTCTGTCATACATGCTACCATGTTGACTTCTTGATCAGCTACAAAAGCTGATTTATATGTATAATCACTCAAGATAATAATTGCTTGAGGTATACTACTGTTTTCCATTCTTAGAAATAACACATCATATATTTTTCTATAGATCGCTTGAGGATCATTATGTATATTTAGCGCTACCCATTTTCTCATTTTTGAGAACTCTTTATCTTTGATAAATCCTAAAACTTCATTAAGTGAATCATCATCTAGATTTGCTAAGATACCACTATCAATCGTACCTGATACTGAATACTTTTGTAATTCATTTAAGACTCTACGAAAATCAGGAAAGAATTTGTTAATCAATTCAACTACAACTTTATCATTGTGTTCAACATTTTCATTACGAAGAATTTGTAGAATCCTCTGAAAGATTTGTTGAGCTATCATTGGTTTCTCTTGTGACTCAATAACAAAATCTATAACACTACATCTTGAATGTAATGGTGATATAATTCTATTCTTGTAATTACAAGTAAATATGAATCTACAATTCTTTGAAAATTCTTCTATGAATCCTCTGAGAGCTGGTTGTGTTGATTGAGGATTAAGATAATCAGCTTCATCTAAGATAACAATCTTCGGACCACCACTTAATGAAACTGTTGACGCGAACTGTTTGATTTTAACTCTTAGAGTATCAATGTTTCTTTCTTCTGAACCATTGATCAATACAAAGTCAGCGCCTAGTTGATTACATAAAGCTCGAGCTACTGTAGTTTTACCTACACCCGCTGTACCACATAATAGTAAATTCGGGATTTCTTTTCTAGTTACAAAATCTAGAAATATCTTTTTTGTTGAATCAGGAAGTATGCATTCGGAGATATTCTTAGGTCTGTATTTCTCAACCCATAAAAATTCTTCTTTCATAATCAAGCTTCATTGTAGTTTGAATCTGGTTCAAGGGCTATGAAATACTCAACTGCTTGATTTCTATTAGCGAAATGTCCGATTCCTTTTGATGATACATAGACTGTATAGTCTCCAGCTAGAACTTTGATATTCTCCATTCTTAAAAACATTTCATAAGTTGAACCATTGCCTTGGGCTACTGTTCTACTATAGACATTAGAAGTCGCGTTCTTTTTGTCTTTGACTGTTAATTGAACTGTTGTTCCATCACTTGAAAGTACCATGTCTGGTAAAGATAATACAGAAGAAGCTTTTAATAAACTTCCTAGTACATCTTCATCTAGATCAAAGGTAATCTCCGGATCAGGCATTACAATATCTTTCTGTGGTGATATTATCATTTGAGGATCAGCGTAATAATAAGTGACTGCATTGTCACCTTCTGTTACATTTACTGATTCGCCGTTGAACTCGAAGTTTGGTGTATCAAACAATGATACTGCTCCGAGATATTCTGATAGATCATAGATTGAATGTTCTGTTTCGAATGTTTCATCTACTACCGCTTTCGCGAAGATATTCTTCATCGCGCTTACTGTTGTCAATTCATTTCCTGATTTGACGGTTATTCCTGAATTAATTGTTGAAAAATTATTCAAGAGGTTAAGTGTGTTACTACTTAATTTCATCACTTTCTCCATTATTAAGGTCATGCACGTGAAGTGCTATTATACCATAATGTAATACCTTCATTAGGTCTTTACGATTATAGCCATCTTTTTTACCATAGCGTTGAGCATATTTGAGAATGTTTCCTATACAGAATCCTTCTCCATGCCCTCCATCTATTATAAATTCGGTTGCTTGAAACTTAGATTTAGAATAGTGTTCGGTGTATGTCGCGTCGATATAATCTTTGAGATTATCGCACAACTCACCTTCACTAAATTTATAATCAACTTTTTTCAAACTCATATATCTATTATAACAGCATTTGCTGTCCTGTCAAGGTTTTTGTCTTTTCGATTATATTTTGTTCTATCTCTATGAACTTTTGTCTCACCATGCCTGGGTGTCTTTCTATGTTCTTTTACTTTTGGCTTTGGTTTGCCAAAGATTTTCTCCCATTGATCTTGGTATTGTCCGTCTTTCTCAGGTCTTCTTTTACTTCCCTTACTCATACTTCTACAATATCATCATATCCTACTGTATAGAATACGGTCAATTCCTCACCCGCTTTAATCGGTTTAGTTGTATATAATTCTCTTTGTTGGCCATCATGATAATGTATATTCATATTGATAAAACAATTAGGGCTATCTGAGTGGTTTATAAAACCACCAAGAGGAGTTCTAATCCATTCCCATCTTTTTGTTTCCCATACATGAGTCACTCCGAGAAAAACACCAGCTTTTAAATTCTTTGTTGCGTGTAATCCTAAACCATTTATTTCTGATTCTTTAATTGTCAACTCCTCGATAAGAGGTTTGTAATGTTCTGGTCCAAATTTCATAATTCTTTTATTGCTTGTAAATGTTTATTTACTTCTTTTGTTTTTAAATGTCCGATTACATCTGCACATATTGTTGTATCATAAACTATAATACCATGTAGTTCTACTGCCAATTCCCAAAGTCCTAGATGGCCACCATAACTACCTTTATGACATATAACACTCGCTCCATATCCATTTGGAAACTTATATCTTTTTTGAATACCTTCATAATGTTCATTAAGTTCTGTTCTGTATTCTTCAAAGGGATCAGGTTGATATTTCATCAACATCTTTTTTGTGTTTGTCATCAACTTGTTATATTTTTTGTTTCTTTCTTCTATAAATTTCATAATATATTCTCTGTGGAGCTTGAGATAGGATTTGAACCTACGACCTGCTGATTACAAATCAGCTGCTCTACCAACTGAGCTACTCAAGCTTGATTCATGGTGGAGCGAATAGGAATCGAACCTACGACCTACTGGATGCAAACCAGTCGCTCTCCCTACTGAGCTACCGCCCCATGACATTTTTCACAAAACTCTGGATCAATTAAAACTAATTGATCTTTTACTAAACTTGGTCTACCTGATAAATTTGTTGCTACATACATTTTAACATCATCTTCTATGTAAATACCACACTTAGTACATTTACCTGGTCCAAATCTTTCCTTAAATTTTATCTTGCTCATCTTTCTTTGAAATTATCATTCGTATTATATAAACTCGTATCAGAGCTACGATTGTAAATCCCATTGTCATGTATATTGATGTAATGAATATATCTAATTTCATAACATCAATAAACAAATATAAAAGAACAACCGATACAGGCCAATTAATCATCATACCACTAAATACCGTGATAACTGATTCTTTCATTGCTTTTTTCTGTCTTTTATTCATAAATTAAAATCTGGCGGGATGGAAATACTGTCAATACTACAAGAGTAAGTATAAGAATGTGCTCTTTGTATATGGTCGATCTCCTGTCCCTGCCCGAGCTCGTAGCCCCTATTGTTCTCTGTATTGTCGAATTGCTTCGAAAATAATATAACCAAATAGCGCCCATAACCCAATGTTAATTAATAACTCGAATGAGTTTATAGGTAGCCAAAATAAGTTGTTTAAAAATTCCATTAGAATTTCTCCTTAAATATTCTGTGACCTCTTATCCCTGTCTTAGGGTCAGCTTTCTCGTTATAAAATGGGACTGCAGTTGCACAAGGATTTTGTCCGCTTCCCACATATTTAAAATGTTTTTGTACTGTCATTGGAGTAACATGATCCAAATATCTATCAACCCACAAATCGTTGGCGACACAGTAAAATTCAACTTCTTCATAAGTCCCATGAACATATCCGGCTTTACCACCTTCTGCGTCTCGGATCAAAGCGTATTCTTGTCGATCTATTTGACCTCTTGTTGGTTTGATAAGGTAAAAATTAAATTCTTGTTGTCTCATTGTTTCCACTCCATATCAACTAACCATGTTCCCCATGCTCTAATTAGAGATTCTTCTTCTATTTTTTCTCTGTGCCATCTGACTTTATATGTTGTTTTTTCACCCATAACAATTCGAGTTTCGTATTTGATATCTCCGTTATTAAATGCTGTTTCGATAACACCACCGTTCGCGTGAATATATTTCACACGCTTACCCCATTCTTCGGCTTCTGTTTTTTGTCTGTGAGCTTCGACTCTATCGTCATATTGTGTCATACTACTATTTATTCTTTTCAAATACCTCTGTTATGAACTCCTGATTCGTATTTTTGTTCTTTTCTATTAGTCATTTCTTTCTCCGTTTCCCCAATCGATCACGACTGGAAATCTTGGAATACCATCTGGTGTTTTCTCGAAGTATCTACAAGTTACCCATGTAGGCTTGTCTTCTTGTTCTAAGAGTTCTTTCAATGTTTCTTGATTACCTCTTACACCACTTTTGAAGTTTCTTCCATCACCGAGCTCGAGTTCAAAGTGTTTGGCGTATCCCGCCCAATTACCTTGACCTTCTAAAACTTCGACAACATCAAATTCTTCTGTTATAAATTCTTTTCTCTTGAGAAGATTTTTACTTCTCTTATTTTCGTATGGCGTATCGTTACGAACCATCTGGCCTTCATAACCAGCTTCTGTATATTCTGAATACTTTTTATCAAGTTCTTCTTGACTACCACACCAAGTTGTTTCAACAAATCTTAATGAAGCTTCATCAGGTTGATCTTCATCTATAAAGAAACATCTAAAATCAAAATCATGATCTGTATTGTTTTTATCATAACAATCATAAATGTGATATTGAACTTTCTCATGACACTCTTGTGCTTCTTCTGGAGTAGGCTTAACTTTACGAACTAGACTAGTGATCTTATTAAAATCAGCTTTGAGTTCGTGATTGTAAAGTTCTCCATCTAAAATAATATCTGGTTCTTCTTTAAAAAATTCTATAAGATCATGTTCAATGTGTCCACAAGTATTAATTGCTTTACCTGCTCGTGTAAACAATCCCTTCTTAGTAGCGATACATCTGATACCATCTAACTTCGGTTGACTGAATCCAGACTCTTGTGGTCTTTTTGTGTAATCGTGAGCTAACATAGGTTTGAACTTGTCGTAAGAATCAACTTCTGATTCATATTCAAAATATTCTTTTTCTTCTTTCTTTTCCCACTTAGCTATAGCTTCTTTCTCAGCTTGTTCTGATGGAGAAGTCTCATTGACTTTTCCAATGTTTTTACCTTCAGTATACTTCCATTCAGAAGTTACCATTTTCCCACCTTGAATCCCAGCGACTGTTCTAAATCCTGGAGTTGAAACTCCGTGCCCTGTCCATTCAATATTGTATTCTCTAATTTTTCCATTAGAGTCTCTTTTGTATAGTGTATTTAATCTAAATATCATAATTATTTCGCGTCACAGTAAATTTCAAAAGGCCTCACCTTTCCCGTCAAGAATAGACTAAAGAAAGGGAGACGCGAGAAATTTAAAATAAGTCTTCTCCTTCATCTGGATTATTATAATCTTGGTTTTCAGCCATGATTGTTGACTCTTTAAGAAGTTCTTCTTCTTCTGATTCGTATGGATCAACATAATCAACTACTGGCTCAGCATCTACTTTAGTGTAGAGGTCCATGAAAGTAGCTTTCGTTTCAGAATCGAATCTTGAAACACACATTTCAATAGATTTCATTTTGTTGTTAAACATTTTGAAAGCTTGTGCTATGTGAACTAGTCTTCTAGTTGAGATCAATTCGTCAATAGCTCCTTCGAAAAATGATTTTCTGATTACATCAGCCCAAGTGACTAAGTTAGTCGCGAAGTCTTCGTGACCTTCAACTTCAAGTTTATCAAATTCTTTGATAAGAATTTTTTTCTCGATAGCGTTAGAAGGATATTCTTGTTCCATTGTAATTGAGAATCTTTCTAAGAAAGCTTCGTTTAAAACATTAGTTCCGATGAATCTTCCATCATCTGAACCTTTACCTTTTGTATTCGCTGTCGCGATTACTGTAAATCCATCAGCCGGTGAAACATACTCACCAGTTTTTTTGTTAAGATAACCTTTACCTTCAAGTATTGATTGAAGACACATAATTTTGTTAGACGCTAAATCAATTTCGTCAATCAGAAGAACGGCTCCTTTTCTCATAGCTTTGAGAACTGGACCTTCTCTGAAAACAATGTTTCCATCAACCAAAGTATTTGATCCGATTAGATCATCTTCATCAGTTTCGATTGTCACATTAACTCTGTAACATTCTCTTTTCAGTTTGGCACAAACTTGTTCTACCATCATTGTTTTACCATTTCCTGATAAACCAGTTATGAAAACTGGAAAGAACAATTCTGTAGTCAAGATTGTTTTTAAATCTGTGAAATGTCCGAAAGGAACAAATTCCTTAATGACTTCGGGAACAACTGTAATATCATTGATGATATTCGGTGCTCCGATTGTAGTAGACGCTACTGGTAGATCAACTACATTATTTTGAACAGCGATACCCGCCAGTTCAAGTGAATAAGTCCCATGACCTACTCTGTAATCTTTTTTCGTCAAC